GGAGGGGCTGAGAAGGTGCTTAGAGAGCATAAGCCAAAGATTTGGTTATCTGGACACCCAGAGTTTATGTTGCAGCAATGGGATGAGTCTTTATATAATCTTAGACAATGGATCAAGGGATTAGGATATACTGAAACAATTTTAGACTATCAACATGAGGTTCATTTATACTATGAATCAAATTAATGCTTATCTATATTCTCATGATGGAAAAAATTATGCAAGCGACAAATGGGACTATGGATTAATAAAAGAAATATTTGATAAGTACGAAATTAATCAAATAAAAGTTACAAAGATTCCAGAAAGCGAAAGAGCCTTTGTTGTAATTCCTGGACCTCAAACTGCTGGAAATGAAAATATACTGTCTAAAGAATTAAGTAAAATATCTAGAGTTGTTTTATTTATTAATGGAGATGAGAATGCTAGGTTTGACGTAGATAAAATTATTCATCCAAATATTGAGATATGGATTCAATACCCTCATAAAAAACATGCAGCATATAATAAAATGCCAATTGGTGTTCCACAGCACTTAAGTGATAATGCTCCAGAATACAAAGAAAAAGAATACGATGTTTATTTTGGTGGACAGATTACTCACCAAAGAAGGGTAGAGTTATCTAATGTTATGCCAACCCTAAAAAATTCTTTATATGGGCCAACAGCAGGCTTTTCACAAGGAGATAAACCAAAAGATTATTATGCTAAACTTGCAAGTGCAAAGATTGCACCATGTCCATCTGGGGCAGCAGTAATAGATACATTTAGATTTTTTGAGTCAATAGAGTTGTTGACACTACCAGTAGCAGATACACTAGATCCAAAAGGAATACAAACAGATTTTTATAAGGACATGTTTGGAATTAATCTTCCATTTAAATATGTATCAAACTGGAATGAACTTAATAAGTTAGTTCCAGAACTATTAGATCGTTATCCAAATAATATGCATCAGGTTGTATGTTGGTGGATCAAACAAAAAAGAGATTTAGGCATTAAGATTATGAGGCAGATAAATGCATAAAAGAGATGTAACTATTATTCTTGCAACATCAATAATTCCTGGGCACCCAAGTACAGAAATGATAGATGAGACCATTAACTCTATTAGACATCATTTTCCTAATAATGAAATCATAATGCAGATTGATGGATTAAGAAGAGAACAGTTGCATCGCAAACAAGATTACGATGAATACAAAAATAGAATTTTATGGAAGTGTCTTCACGAATATAAAAATGTTTTGCCAATTATATTTGATAAGCATAGTCATCAAAGCACAATGTTAAAACAGACTATTAACCTTATTAATACATCTTGCCTTCTTTATGTTGAAGGAGATGCTCCACTTACCCCTGATGTTGAAATCGATTGGGACAAGTGTTTAGATATGATTGAGTATGGCAAAGCAAATACAATTAGATTTCATTTTGAGTCATCAATACCTGAACCTCATAATCATTTGATGTTTGGATTAGAAGATGGGTTTATGAAAACATCTCAATGGAGCCAAAGACCACACCTATCTACTGTTGAATACTATAGAAAAGTTATTCTTCCAGAAGTAGAAGATTTTGCTTTTATTGAAGATACAACGCATGGAAGAATTCAAGATGATATTTCTCCATATGGTGTATTTTCTGAAGATGGATGGAATAAGCATAAGTTATGGATATATCATCCAGAAGGAAGCATAAAAAGATCATATCATCTAGATGGTCGTCAAGGCACAAGAAAGTATACTAGCGATGATCTTATTTGGGGGTATTCTGAATGAGAATTGGAATAATTGCAAGATGCGATGATACTGGTCTTGGTAATCAAACCAGGGAATTAGTAAATATGCTAAACCCTGATAAGATTATGCTTATTAACTCAAGATTCTTTAATCAAAATAAACAACATTTTGACTGGTATGATGGATATAACTATACTGCTACACTAAAAGGTTTTCCAACAAGTGCTGAAATAGCAAATTTTATTACAGATGTTGACGTAGTAATTAGTTGTGAAACATTTTATAGTCCAAGATTTATTGATATAGCAAGATCTCGTGGAGTTAAGACAATACTACAATATAACTATGAGTTCTTTGGAAACCTTGTACATACAGAATGGTCACTTCCAGATGTACTTATTGCTCCTAGCCTATGGAATATGGATAAGATAGTTAAACTTTTTGGTGATAGTTGTAAGGTTGTTTATTTACCGCCACCAACAAACCACGAAAACTTTAAGAATGCAAAAGAAAACAATATGTCAAAGAGTCATAATCGTGTATTACATATTGGTGGTAAGGCTGCAGTTAAAGATAGAAACGGTACTAATTCTGTCATAGAAATGCTTAAGTATTCTGATGGAGATTACGAAGTTGTAATTAAAACTCAAACTGATTTAGGTATTAAAAATACCAATGAACGACTAACTATTCAAACCAATACAACAATAGAATTAGAAGATCTATACTCTGGATATGATGCAATGGTATTGCCTAGAAGATATGCTGGACTATGCTTACCTATGAATGAGGCTCTTCTTAGTGGGCTACCTGTTTTTATGCCCCGCATTTCTCCAAACAATGCTATCCTTCCAGATAAATGGACGGTAGAGGCAAGTAAGATTGATGAGTTTAAGGCTAAGGCTATTATTGATGTATATGATGTTGATCCAAAATCCCTTGCAAAAACAGTTGATGAGTACATGGAAAAGAAAGATAGTTTAATTAAGCAAGAAGCATTTGATCTTGGATTTGTTAATTTTTCAACAAAGTCATTAAAAGATAAATATATAAACTTAATTAATTCATAAAACAAAAAAGCCAGCCTATCTCTAGACTGGCAATCTTGTAAGTAAATATTACTTCTTTGGCGCTGCCTTCTTAGCAACTGGCTTCTTAGCAGCCTTCTTTACAGGTGCTTTAGCAGCCTTTAGAGCGGTCTCTACAGCCTTAGCATCTGGCAAGATACCAAAAGCCTTATCTGCTGGATTGATTGCTCTAATTGCAACGGGTGCAAGTGCTGCTACAAGTGCAGTCCATAGATCCTTTGGATCTGTTACGCCTGCCATGTATAGTGCAAGGCCTGATGCAAGGACTGAGCGTCCGTATGATGCAAGCAGTGCCTTTAGTTGTTCTGTGTTCATGTTTCCTCCTAGGATAGAACTTTTATTAGTATAGCATATCCAGCCCATAGCCCTACAATTCCTGCGACCCCCGCAAAAACTGGTGGTGCTGGTACTGGTAATTTGAATGCAGCAAATACTACGCCACATCCAAAACCTGTTAGTGTTGACAATAATACATCTCTCATTATTTTATTTCATCCTCTGGAAGTAAAGTTTTTAATTCTTTATATGCTTTTGATATATTTTTCATAGATGGATAGTCTGGTCTTGACATAGAAAGCGCCTCTCCATATTCATCAAAGTGAGATATATCTGCATCAACATCATTAACAAAGTTAGTTAATCCTTTTTGCACACTTTCAATATATGAAAAAGCCCAATCTCTTGAGTCAGAAAGAAACTTAATAAAGTTTTCTTTATGTATTGAATCATCTGAGTCTTCTTTTATTTTTGTAGACTTTGTTAGATCAACATATTCTTGAAGTAAAGTCTTTTCAATAAAAAGTTTTGAGACATCTCTTTTAAGTTTAATGGACTGCCTTAAGACTAAAATATATGATGCTGCAAAGCAAACTGACAATGTTACAAAAACAACAATAAAAATGTCTTTCATATCACCACTCCACATGATTCAATTATATCCTAACGCTGCGGGTTTGTCAAACTATAAAAGTCTTTAAAGTTAGTACTAGTAAACATTTCATACGCTTCAAGACTTCTTACAGATCCTGCTCCAAATATACCTGTTTCTTCGCCACAAAGAATTCTTTTTTGTTTACTATATGATATTTCTTCTAACTCTTTCCAGGATATTCCACGCAAATTTCTATCTTTCCATATTTTATTATATCCACCACGAGAATAGAAGTGATAAACAATATTTTTTGAAGGAGAATATATATCCCATCCTCTTGTCCATGATCTCATAGCAAAACAAATCTCTTCACCAAAAAAACTAATATCTGGATCATAAGGAACTTCGTTAATTATTGAACCATCTGAAAACATAAACCCACCAAGTACTGTCTCAGACAACTCTGGGTTTTCTTTTAACCTGTCCTTAAACTCAAATCTTTCTGCTGTCCACTGTTTTCTTTTATTTAATGATATCTTTTGTCTGGTTGGATAGTCTTTTATTTTTGGATTGTTTTTAACTAAAAACATGCCACCATTTCTTTCAGGCTCAAATGGTGCTGGGAAGTATGACAAAATAACCCTGCTATGTCCAGATATATTCTTAGCCCTATTTAATTGATCAATACATGTTAAGTCCCATCCAGGAGCAAACCTTGTATGCGAATCAACCTGAAGAAAATACTCTTGTCCAGAGTATAGTTCCATTGCTTTTGCCCTTGCGTATCCTGCACCTCTTGCTTCTTTTGGATGCATTTTAGTAACAGATATGTTTTTTATTTCTTCATATCTAAATATTTCTGAGTCAAGACCTTGATGAACAACTCCAAAATATAGATTATCTGGATTATTAGCATTCTCAATAGCGCTCTTAATTGTCCATTGAAGTTCTGGATCACGATAAGAAGCAATAGATATAAATATTCTCATTTTATTGCCTCTCTTGTAACCAAAACAATTGCGCCTTCCATTTCTAATGCTTTTTTAATGTTTAAAACATATTGCAATGCCTGTATTTTATCATCATGAACCATATTTGCAAATACGTATTCATCCAGTTTAATTGTTAAGAAATGCTCATTATCAATTAATTCTATCTTAAAATTATTTGGAGCAATAATGGAGTGAAATGCTCTACGCATTTGATCTGTATACATTATCGATATTGCTTTCTTTTCCAATAATTATTTCTATATGCTCTTTTTATTGTTGATTTAAAATTTTCTACTGCAATTTTTATTGCTTTATCATTAAACTTTTCTAAATATATTTTCCAGGTATCATTTTTTATTGGAATAATCTGTGCAATAGGCGTTCCTTTTGGAATTATACCAGTAAAATTATTCTTGATAAAAAATGGAAAGTGAACTGGATTATTGTATTTGTCAGTATCAACAATTCCACTAATTGTAATAAAAGGTAAATCAAATCTATTGAGTGGACTTAAAAATAAAAGAGAGTAGTCCTTTGGTGTTTTTAAGCCAAAGAAGTTTGTCCACTTATAGACCCATAAAGAGTATCCATCTGGAGGATGAAAACCTTCCCATTGATCTAATGAGTGTTCTGATACTAAACCCCTTTCTGTTCTCCACATTAAAAGTGGAATTCCACTTTCTTGTTTTGAAACCTCTAAATCACAACTTAAAAAAACCATATAGCCAATACTTAATGAATCAAAAAATGGAATACATTTTTTATATGTAGCATTTGTATTTGATGGATTAAAAGTTGACAGTTCTGTATTTGTTGCAGTAAGGTTTGATTTAGATTTTTTATACCATTCTGGTAAAAATTGTGATGCTGGTTTTATATTTAAAAAGTTTTCAGAAATAGTATCATACGGAATTGCTTTTAATGTTTTTTTCATTTTATTTTTCCATTGTCAATGCTTGCCAGGTATTAGCCCAGTCTTGTTTAGTTTTGTGTTTATTAAACTCTCTAGATATATTTCCAAGTTCAAGAAACACGCCACCCCAAACACCATACTCTTTACCAGAGACACCGTTAGCAAAGCAAACCTTTGATACTGGACATCTTTGACACATTGAATCTACAATTGGGCGTACATCTATATTGTCTTCATACTTATCAAAAAAAATATTAGTATCAAGACCCAAGCATACGGCTTCATCTTTCCATAAATGTTGTTTCATTTACTGACCGTATTTGTTTGGAATATCCCAACCATTACGATTAAGGTTAAAGGTTTTTTGTAGGTACCATGCATTTTTTACACGTACTCCACTTGGAGATGTTCTTGCAAGGTCTGATCTTTTACGCTCTACAACGTCCCAACCAACCCACTCAAGTTCTTTATTCTTTGAAACAATCTTTTCCATGTGTGCTAACGAATTAATTATCATTGTATTCTTTCTTTTAGTAACGGAAGATTCCTACTTCTACATTTTTTGATTCTGCAAAAGTGGTTAGTTTGGATACTGGCTCTTTTGGTTTGCTAAGAAATGCAAAATAGTTTACTTGATCCATGTTGTCATGTACCCAACTTTCTGGAACTTTGTAAAACTTTATCTTACGACCCCTTGCCTTCATTCCTCTTTCTGAAAGGTTTGAAAACTCTGAAACAAAAGAATTGACCCTTGTTGGACCAACAGAATAAATTATAAAAT